TTGAAAACATATGAGTTACAAAAAGAGTGGGGATTAAAAATGGATGGTTTAACAAAAGAGTCCATAATCTTTACGGCATTACATCATGATTTAGGTAAATTAGGTTCAGTAGATGAAGACATTTACATAAAGAATGATTCGGATTGGCATGTAAAAAATCAAGGTAAGATTTACAAAACAAATCCAAACCTAAATTATATGGACCATAGTCTTAGAAGTTTTTATCTTCTAAACTATTTTGGAGTTAAGTGTAGTGAAGAGGAGTGGATAGGAATACAACTTACAGATGGGTTGTATGACGAGTCTAATAAAAAGTATTATATTACTTTCAATAAAGACCAAACCCTTAAAACACCTCTACCTCATATCATGCATCAAGCAGATATCAATGCAGCTAGATATGAGTATGAAAGATGGCAAAAAGAGATGGCACCAGTAAAGTCAACTCGTAATCCAAACGGAAGACCATCTACAAAAGGGAAATTATCAGATACATTTAATACCTCAAAGACATCGACTGAGGATACTAAAAAAGTATTTGATGCATTTAAAGATATCGTAGAAGATTAAAATTATGGTACAAACAATTATTATATTGTCTTTAACAACAATAGTATTTGCATTCACTACTTGGAATTTACTGAGAAAGAATGAAGCTGCTGAAGAAATTGTTGAAGAACAGGAAAAATTTATATCTGACTTTGCAAAGGAAATAGACGACTCAATGCAAAAGATGAAGGACTTAGATACTAAAGGAGCATTTGAAAATGATGATGAAACTGGATTTGTATTTAAGCAGTTATATACAATCATAGAAAAACTTGAAAATTATTATGCCGAGGAAACGAAGGAAAAGGAGTAAAAGGTATTTCACGAAGATTACTGAAATAGCTATTAACGCATACAACAATTCAGACGACTATAAGATGAAGAATAAAATCTACAATAGATTTATTCACTATCCATTTGACAAGTTAGCTGAAAATGTTATTCACACATATAAGACATATTATTTCGATGTCCCATATGATGATGTCAAAGCTAATGTTGTTGCGTTCCTAAACCAAAAGATTCATAAATTTAATGGAGCTAATGGTAGGGCGTTTTCTTATTTTACTGTGGTAGCAAGAAACTATTTATTCAATGAGAATAATCAGAACTATCAAAGAATGAAACAAAAGACCGAAGTAAAGTATATTGATAGTTCAAGAAATATAGGTAACGAAGTTTACGATAAGGAGTTAAAAGAATCAATAGCAGACTTTTTTGATTTCTATGTTAGATATGTTGACGCAAATCTATACAAGCTGTTTTCTAAAGATAGAGAACAAAAAATAGCAGACTCAGTTACAGAACTATTTAGAACAAGACATGATTTATATTCTTACAACAAAAAGGCTCTTTACATACTTATTAGAGAGAGAACTGGTGTTCAAACCCAATATATTACAAAAGTAATTGGTAAATTAAAAAATGTATATAAAGAGTTGTACATCGATTTTGTATCAAAAGGACACTTAGAAATAAATCATAGAATCGAGGAATTCAATGACCAAAGACGATGAAATTTTTAAAGGTAAATCTTTTTCAGATGTAATGGCTGACATTTATTCTAATCAGAAAAAGAAAGACCGACAAATAAAACTACTGATTGCACAACTTGAACCAATGGTCAAGAATCTAAATGATGCCTCAGTAGTTGTTCCTTTAATAAAGGAATATCTCGACATATCCGTTAGGAACGATGACGCATTAATAAAACTTGCAGCAATTGTTCAACGAATGATGAAAGATAATAACACCGATGGTGGAAACTATATGTTGTCTGATGAAGAGAAAAGACAATTGATGGACGCCATAGATGAGGTTGAAAAAGACCTACCTAAAGAAGAAGCAGGAGAAGTATAATGGCCACAGGTCTCGTTACAGAAGTAAAACTACAAGACTCTGATTCCGATTTACTTTACTCAATTAAGGTTGAAGTAAATATGGCATCAGGTAGAACTAAGGTTGAAAAAATTGCATGGCCGTTGGATACCAACATAAAAAGAGTACCCGTTGCAGGGGAAATGGTATACCTTATTAATGAAAGAGGTCCTGATTCCAACGCACTATCAAGTAGAACACGAATGTATTATGTAACTCCGTTGTCATTACAAAGGAATACAAATCATAACGCATTACCATCAGGATATACAACACTTGAAGGTGATGGAGCTGACTCGGGTGGATATGCAGAAGCATCTGCAGGTAATCCACAAGCAAGTTCTACTAAACCTTTTCAATTTGATTTTGGATTTGAAGAGGTGGGTGGTGTATCCGCACTACAACCATTTAGTGGTGATGTGATAGTTGAAGGAAGGTTTGGACAATCAATCAGACTTGGATATACTCCAGCTGGTGCTAAGACAACTGAAAAACCAAGTTGGAAAGGTGACTCTACATCACCAATTACAATACTAAGAAATACTCAAAATTCAAGTGGTTGGAATAAGTTTGTTATAGAGGAAGTTGATGAGGATGATACTTCATTATATATGACATCCAAACAAACTATATCCTTAAGTCAAGCACATCCATTTTCTTTAGGAGTAACACCTGCTAACCTATGGGGTGACCCACAATTTATGGTTAACTCTGACCGAGTATTATTAAATGCTAAAAAGGATAGAGTTATATTGGCAGGAACAGAAGATGTGAATATATCAACACCAGCATGGAAAGCTGCGATGGATAATATGTTTACACAAATAGACGAAATTAAAAACGAACTCGATGCGTTAAATAATGCGGTTAGTGGATTTGCTTCAAATGGAGCTATTCCAAACATTAGTACAACACCTAACAAATATGTAGGAGTAAATGCCCCACTTGCTTCCGCAGGTGGTGCATTGAAAGGACAATGTACTGGAATCAAAGCAAGAATCGCTAAAATAACGACAGAGTTAAATTTAATGAAAAATTAATTAAAATAAAACTATTTATTATTATGGACACTAATAAATTTGTAAAAGCAATACGATTGTTAATAAAAGAAGAAGTAAAGAAGCAGGTGGCAAAAGAGAAACTTGCCATTCGTGAATCTATTATTCAAGAAATGAGTACACCACAACCAACAAAAAAGGTTAAGAAGCCAAATGTTAAATTTAAGGGTGGGAAATTCTCAGACCTATTAAATGAAACAGTTGACCATTGGCCAACAATGGGTGGTGGAACTATGACTGCAAATAATGCACAAGGAATGGATAGAGCAACTATGTCATCTATGATGGGACTCAGTAGTTCACCAACACCACAATCAATGATACCAACAAAAGATTCTGATGGTAGAGCGGTTGATGTAAACGCAGTGATGAGTTCTGGTGTAGGAAACGCATTAACAAAAGATTATTCAGGTTTAATGAAAGCAATAAACAAGAAGAAGGGTAGAGTATAATGGCTACAAGACCTACGAAAAAAATAAATCCATTAGATTTAAAAAAGAATACTGCAATTGGGATTCCATTCCCATTGGGTGGTGCTCCAATATTTCGTAGTACGATGACAACAGAAGAACAGGCATTATCGAATCTTAAAAACTTATTACTTACAAGAAAGGGTGAGAGACCCTTTCAGCCTTTGTTTGGAACAGACTTACCTTCATTTCTTTTTGAAAATATAACAGACGAATTAATCGAAAGATTAAAAGGTGGACTTGAAAAAGATATTAAGTTTTGGTTACCTTACATTAAAATGAGAGAAATTAGAGTTGATACTGAAGCAGATAATAACAGAGTAAACTTTTCATTTTCATTTTCAGTAGGAGAAACTGGAGCAAACAAGATAATTATAGTAGGGATAGATGAACAAGGTGGTCTATCAATAGCATAGGGTAATACAACATGGCAGATAAAATTAAAAAAGATGTTAAGTTAATAGGAAGAGAGTTTGGTTCTATAAGACAGAATCTTGTAGACTTTACAAAAACTTATTTCCCTCAAACTTTTAACGACTTTAACGAGTCCTCTCCAGGTATGATGATGTTGGAACTATCTTCATATGTTGGGGATGTACTTTCATATTATACTGATGTTCAACTTAGAGAATCTATATTAGAACAAGCACAAGAAAAGAAAAACATATTTGCAATATCACAGGCGTATGGATACAAACCAAAATTAAATGTACCCGCAACAACAAATATGGCAGTATTCCAATTAGTACCAGCAATTGGTAGTGGTGCAAATGTAAGACCAGATTTTAGATACGCATTAAATATAAAAGAAGGTGCAAAAATAATCGCAGAATCAAATGGTGATATCGAGTTTAGTACAAATCAAAAAATTAGATTTAATTACTCATCATCGTTTGACCCAACTGAAATATCAGTATACCAAGTAGATGATAGTACAAACTTACCTGTAAAATATCTTTTAAAGAAATATGTACAGGCAACAAGTGGTAAAGAAAAGACTCAGACTTTTACATTTGATTCACCAAAGATTTATGACAAGATAAAACTTCAAGATGAGGATGGGTTAATTGATGTAATCAAAATAACAGACGATGATGGTGAAACTTGGACTAAGGTAGATTACCTTGGCCAAGATACTGTATTTACAGAAAGTCCAAATACGGCAGACTACTCATTAACATATTCTGCATTTAGTAATGATACACCCGCTTTACTAAAACTAAAAAGAGTTCCTAAAAGATATATAACTCGTATAAGTGATGAGGGTGAAATCATAGTTCAGTTTGGTGCAGGCGTATCTGCAAACGCAGATGAAGAGTTACTTCCTAATCCAGACAATGTGGGTTCTGCATTATATAACGCAAATGGAAATCTAAATCAAGGATTAGACCCATCAAACTTTTTATATAGTAAAACATATGGAATCGCTCCTGCAAATCAAGAACTAACAGTAACTTACAGAGTTGGTCTTGGTGTAATTGATAATGTAATCGCAGGTGACCTAAACCAAGTAGCCGAGGTTGAAATAGAAACAACAGGCATAGGATTAGATTCGGCGTTGTTTAACGAAATCAAACAATCCATCGCAGTAATAAATGAGAGACCTGCGGTTGGTGGTAAGTTTGAAGAAGAGATTGAAGAGGTAAGAGAAAACGCAAAAGCTTATTTTAGTGCACAGAATAGAAATGTGACACGAGAAGATTACTTAGTAAGAGCATACGCATTACCACCACAATTCGGTTCAATAGCAAAAGCATTTGTTGCTCCTGATTTTCAAATCAAGACACCACTTGATGATGGTCCGTTAACAAACGAAAGTGTTTTAAATCCATTAGCTATAAACTTTTATTGTTTAGGATATGACGCAAACAAAAAGTTAACAGTTTTAAATCCGGCAACTAAACAAAATTTAAGAAATTATTTATCGTATTATAGAATATTAACTGACGCAATCAATATTAAAGATGGTTACATTGTAAATGTAGGTATTGATTTTGAAATCGTAGTTAAACCTAACTTTAATTCTAATGATGTACTTTTAAAATGTATTCAAAAGATAAAGGACTATTTTACAATTAATAAAAGAAGTATTAATCAACCGATATTATTATCTGATATATATGTAATGTTAGATGAAGTGGATGGGGTACAAAGTGTGGTACGACCTGATAAAGATGGTCTTGGTGGTTTACAAGTCATTAACAAGTATGGTGGAAGTTATTCCAACAAACGATATGATATTGTAACCG